AATATCTGCTCTTTCTATTAATAATACTTCTGCCATTATTTAACGTCTTTTGGTAAATTCTTATTGTTAGGACTAAAACCTTTTAAAGGTAAGTTGTTAGGATATACAGATACCTCAAACGGATTAGTAACTTTAAAACCTTTAATCTCTGCTGCTCTAGTTCCTATCTTTTTCCATTCAGGATTATCTTCGTTTAAGTCAACCATCATAGTAACTCTTTGAAATTTATGTCTGCATCGAGCCCCGCCCTTATACTTAAAAATATCGTAAGTATCAGACCCAAACTCTCCGAATCCTTTATTTACTGCTACTGAAGCCATCTTATCAATATCTTCTTTACGGTATAGCTTACCTGCGTTCATCATAGCCTTGCAAAATGCTCTTTCAGGTGTTTTATTTCCAGTATATTTATAACGAACTTTAAAGAATTTATCTTTAACTTGTTTATCTTGCTTACTTCTTGCTGTTGGTCTTGCTGTACCTGTGCTTACAAAGTTCCAAACTTTCGACATCAAAGTAGGCTCTTCTTTAGTTAACTCAGATTCTAACTCTTCTAAATAAGCATTTAAAACATCTTCATCTTCTACCTCTTCAACATCTCTTTCATCTATTACTATATAACCCTCTGGAATATCCTCCCCTATCTCGTTTAAGTAATCTTCTAAGTTGAATTGTTTGCTTAGTTGTGTAGGCTCTTCTGACTTTTCACCCTCAAATGGATTTAACGTTTTAAAGTATAAATCTAAAGATACACCGTTATATTCTAAAATACTATCAAAAGCATCTAACAACATCTCTTGAAATGGCTTAATAACCATATTATCAAAAAGATTAAAAGAGTTTTGCAATTCATCAGCATTTGAACTGAATCCTGTAGATGTAGCAATACCAAAAATAAGTGGACTTGTAACCGAATGTGACAACATTATCTTACGCATACACTCCTCACTTAAATATTGATAATGCTCAGGTGCATCATTTAAAGGAATATCATCAACTGTAATAGCTGTATCTTTATTGTCATTAAATGAAACTATTACCTTTTGCCCTTTTGACCCTGTTAAAGTTTGTTTAATCTTAGCATTTATGAAACTTTGTTGTTCCTCAGTAGGGACTCCATTATTCACATTAATAACCTTTGTCCCCGAGAATCCATTTTGTACCTCGTTAATTAGATAATCGCTAATCTCTTCTTCTAATAATGTGTAATCAACACCACCTTGATAGTCTACGTGAGCGAAGTATTTCATTCCTGCTGAATAAGGCTGTATATACAACACCTCAACACTTTCATTTGAATAACCAAATGTAGGTATTCTTTTAGGCTCGTAGTTTCTTACATCGTTCCAATTGTCACTAAAATAATATGCTTCTATATCTCCATCTTCATTACACTTTTCAGGTGCTAATAAATTAACTGGAATATGATATGCTTTCTTAACTAGCTTTCTATCTTTAGAATAATGTACTTGAATAGCACATTTACCGAATAGCTTTAAATCTAAACATAATTGCTTAACATCTTTTTTACCAAAGATAGACATTAAACTAGCATACTCATTTGGCTTTCTTTGTGCATCTTTAGCGCTCAATCCTCTACCGTACATTAACCTAACAATAGAATTAATAATACTGTTATTTGTAGCACTGTTTTTATACCTGTCCATTAAGTAACTAAAGTAGCTATTGTTATCCGACCACGTTACATAATCTTTTCTTTTATCCTCTATTATTTCGGGTCTTTTATGCTCTGCTAGATTGAAAATCTTTAAATTATCCATTATAAATTATAAATATATAAAGTCGTTTGTACTATTTTTTTGTTGATATACACCTTCGTTAACTGAATACTCTCCTGTTTGGTCTGTACAAAACACCTTAGCATAATGTAACACTTCAGTCGTACCTGTATATCCGTTAATTTCTAGTTTATCGTTTTGGCTTGTTAGAATGAAGCTAAAATCATTTGCTTGTAAATATTCATCATTATCATAGTTTTGTAGTTTTAACGTGTAAAACCTACCCTCTTTTAATGCAAATGTAACTGTTAAAGTATCGTAATAGTCACCACTTGTATAGCTTTCTATTGTAACACTTTCCGTTGTATTCGTTTCTTCATCTGTTAATAGTAACACCGTAGGTACTGCATTACCTCTAGTAATTACATTTAAACTCTGTGAACTTGTTGATGTTGTTAATACTATCATATATTATAAACCTTTTTTAATTGATTTTGTTTCTAAACAAAAAAACCCCCACTAATTAAAGTGAGGGCTAAAAACAAATTATGATGTAATTATGAAGTTACAATAGTAGCATCAACTGCTGCTGTAGCGAATAATGTAGCTAAAGCTGCTTCCGTTGCACAATCTAAATGATTAGCAGGTGTTTTTTCTTGACCTGTAAAAGTTAATTTATAACCGTTAAAGTCACCTAAAGCTGTACCATTTTCAATAGTACCTCCTGTTACGTCCATACCTCTTAATAATCCTGCTATGAAATATTGACCATCGTTAGTTTCTACTACAATGTGTGGTCTACCATAAGAAAGTAATTTAATATTCTTTGTTGTAGCAGCATCTTGTGCTTTTAATTCAAGTGTTAATACTTGTTCAAAAAATGTAGTTCCGTTTTCTCTAGAACTGTTAATATTTTGTACAAAAGTAGAATTTCCTTTTAATTCATATTTGTATAGTGAACTAATACCTGTAATCGCTGTGATTAAATCAGTATCTGTTACGTCATAGGTAATATCAGCAGCTTCGATGTCAAAGTTAGCAAAATAAACGTTTTTTAAACCTCCTATGCTATCCTTACACGCTTCTGCTCTACCATTAGCTAATAAACAACTCATGTCTTTTTATTTTAATGTTATACAAAAAAAGGAGGAGTATTTTACCCCTCCCTTAGTTTTAGTTTATCTAATTATTAGTTAGCAGCGTTTGTGATTCCGTATGTTACGATATCTGTAACGTTTCCGTACTGTACACCTGCTGTCATTCTCATGATTAAACGTACATTTTCTGAACCGTCAATATCAGCTAAATCAATCAATTTAACTTGATTTTGGTCTGAAAGTAAACCTGTACCGAAGAATAAGTTTTCTTTAGTTGATGCTAACATTTGGTCTGCAGTCAATCCATTTGCAACTACAACTGGAATACCATCAAACATTAACTCACCACCTTGATACCACATTGTACCTTTGTTGTCTACACCGTTAGCACCTAATCCTGAAGTTCCGAATCCTCCTAATGCTCTAACGTATAATCTCATAGCGTTTTGAGAAACGTAGATTCTTAATCCCTCTTTACCGTATAATCTAGATGGAATTGCATCTGCAACTTTCCCCATCTCAGTAATGATGTTAGCAGCAGTTAAAGTAGTACCTGCAACCTCTTGAGCAGCTGGTAAAGCAGCGTCAGTAGTTAACAATGTCATGAAACCGTTGAATTCTCCTGAGTTGTTTGCATCACCATTCCAAATGTGAGATTCAATATCAGCAGCAACTTGCTCAGCTTGGTGTGCTAATAAATAATCTGCAAATGATTTTGGTAAAACATCGTGTGCTGAATACCCCATCTCAATCGCTTGAAATGTATCTCTAAAGTCCGCTTTACAAAGTTGCTTGTTCACTTGTAGGGATTTCGGTTCAAGGATTCTTTCAGTTAAAGTAACTGCTCCTGTTGCTGTGAAATCACATGATGCATCTGCTAATCCTGATGCTGATACTAAGTTAGATACAACTGATTTGTATTTAACGTTAGGCATAATTGTAATCAATTCATTTGATAAAGTTACACCTGATAATAATGCTGCTGAAATCCATTTACCTGAATGTTCACCTGCATACGTAGTAGTTACTGATGTTGTAGTAGCCATTTTTCTATTAATTTAATTATTTATATACTTTGTTTAAAATTTGAGATAGTCTATCGTTCTTTTTACCGAACTTAACAACTTCTCTTTCTACTTTGTTTTCTGGATTGTGTTGGATAGGTTTAGGATCTTCCTCTTTCAATTCTACAACCTCTTCCTTAACTTCCTCTTTAACCTCTTCAACTTTTGAAAGTTCTGTTAACTTAGCTTTTAATTCTTCATTCTCTTTTTTCAACTCTTCAATCTCTGAAAAGAATGTTTCCTTAACAATGCTTTCAACTGTCTTTTTAATTTCCTTTGCAGGTTCTTCTGACATCATTGGTGCTTCTTCTTTTACTTGTTCCATTTCAGGTGATTCTTCTTCAACTTCTTTAGTTTTGATTTCAGCAATAATACCTTCTTCTTGAACTACTAAGATTCTATCTTCAGGTAATTCATACTCTCCTACCGGCAATGCAATTCTTTCATCTTCATTAACAATAGATACATTTTGACCTGCTTCGAATGAATCAGCTTCTAATACTGCACCATCTTCTAACACTTCTTGTGCTAGTTTCACTTCTTTTTCCATTCCTAAAAATGTCTTAATTGTGTTAATCGCTTCTTGTACTTCCTTTTTCATATTCAATAAACTTATAATTGTTATTTTTGTTGTAAATTCGTTAATTACTTACTCTAACACGTACCCTTGTACCTGCTGATTCTGTTGTTGTTACATTCTCTGTTCCTGTTCCTGTAATGTTACCTATACCTTGCGATTGTAATTCTCCATCACAACACTTTGAACTGTATGTGCCATCCTTGCACAAACAACCTCTTTTTCCCCCTTTAGGGCTTACTTTTTTTTGCTTTGCCATAATTAATTATATATTCTAACTTCTAAACTTGAATTACTTAAAACACTATCACTTGTACTGACACCGTCATACGTTCCGATAGTTAAATTAGTTGCACCTGTTCTACTTATGTCAATAGTGTAAGGGTATGCAAAATTGTTAGCTAGTATTAATGTTTTATTAGCGGTAAAAACACTTGACAAAGTTGTTATTTGATATATACCTTGTGATTGTCTTACTGCTGAGAATGTAGCACCTGTATTATTTTCTAAAATAGTTAATGTAGGTGCATCAGTTCCACTTTGTGAAATAAGACAAACTAACTTAGTATATTCCAACCCTAACTCACTTTTTAAATTAGCTACTGTTATTTTTTTAGTGTTGTAAACTCCTGCACTTTGGTAGTCATCTACTACTACTAAATCAGTATCTGCTAAACTTGTTAATTCTGTTAAATCTTGTATTCTCATTAATTCAAACTTTTAATTATTACGTTCATGTATTCTACTGTTATGTTTTGAGTAGCTGTATTATTTTCTACCCAAATTTCTATATAATCGTTCTCTTCCATTTCTAAAATAGTTTGACAGCTAATAGATTCTGCCCTACCTGATGATGATGTTGTACCATACATTTCAGATTCAGTTAATATAGTGCCATTCTTTGCTACATACACCCCTATCACGTTGTTATTACCTGAAGTTAGAGATGTTGTTACTGATACTTGAAAATCCCTAATCAAACCACCTGTATAAGTTAGTCTATTATCAGAATGTGAAAACTTTTGATTAATAGCATTTGCAGTTGTAGTTCCTAAAACTTTAGTAGGTACACCACTGCCTGAAATAACAGTAGCAGTTGCATTATTCAACATATATAAGTTTCCTATTTCGGCAGTATTCTCTATTCCTTTAGAATTTACAAATCTAGTCTTATTATCTGTATAACTAACACCACTTAAATAAGTACCACCTGCACTAAAGTTAATAGTATCTAATATATACCCCTCTGTTGGTATAGTTGCACTTGCATCTACATTTATCCCTACAGTAGCACCAAACACCACCATAGAAGAATAAATCAACCTAAATCTACGTGTAATTGTACAAGATGAAAGTATATCCAATATATTACCAGGCGAACCTGTACCAACAAATATAGAATTATCAACTCCAACCGTTCCAACCGTTCCACTAAATTGTAAATTTTGACTGTTTAGTATTGCACCTTTAGAATAAATCCAGTTATCACAAGTATCAATTAAACCAATGTTAGGAACGTTCAAATAGTTTACACCAGTCCAATCTAATGCAACTGGAGGATTAACTGTCCCAACTATATGTAATGCAGTATCTACATCTTGAAATGTAACGTGTCTTATCGGTGTAGTCCATTCAGTATAAAACAAAGGTACACCAACACCTAAACCTGTTGATTTAATCCTACTGTTCTCAGATGAACTACCTAATATAACCGTATTTTGACCTCCTACTAATCTATCACCTGTTAAATCTACTGTTGTTGTAAAATAATAAGTTACATTGTCCCCTAAAGTAATAACGTTTGCAACTGCTGTAGGTAAATCTGTTTTATCATTTACAAATACAATGTCCCCACTTGCAATAGTTACATCCCCACCTACTAAATCTAAAAAATCAGAATAATCAACTCTTTTAGGTACATCACTACCAACTACATCTA